ATTCCGCAACCCCAATCTCTTAGAAAACTGGTGTTAATTAAGAACTAATCTGTGATTCTCAAGGTACGCCCCCTGAGCTTCTGTGAATTCAATCTCGATAACCACTTCAGAACCCTGGTTATTCGTCGCCCCTCTAATCTTCTGACGTATCAGGATTGCACGGTGGAAGTCAGGAGCGGTCTTGTGTAAGTGACGCCGCAAGAGTTCCCATTCATAAGCTGTCATGCTGTACTTCATATCTCACTCCTTAGAAGGGTACATCGTCTGATGGTGCTGGAAACGGGTCAGCTTGTGGGGTTTGGTTGGATTCCTGATTCCACGGTTCAAGGTCCAACCGGCCAGAAAAGAACTTCTTGCCCGATGTCTTCGCCGTCCGAACCCACAAACCGACATTGCACTTCTCGCCCTGTGCGTTCACCCAAGTGCCTTGATATTCAGGCTGCCTGTTCTCAGGTGTGGCTTTGTCGTTTCTGAAAATAGTAATGTCGCCTGGCTTCTCTTCGTAACTGCTCATATCAATCTTCTTTCTTAGTGTGTATGCCTCTTGGTTTTCCAATAGGCTGGTTAAAGGCTCTGTCTATGGACCATCCCCTCCTGATTCTCGACCTCAATACTCCGTGAGGCATCCCTATTTCTTCTGCCCAGTCGCACAGTGGCATCTTCCTACCTTCGTACTCGATAACAACGTTTGTACTGCGATTTCTATATTGCTCTCTCCATGTCGCCCATACGCAATTATCAGGCCCGTAGTCTCCATCATTATCTAGCCGCTCAATTGATGTCCCGTTTGGTGGTTCTCCCATATCCTTGTAGAAATTGTTAAACGAATGCTTCCAACGCTCGCAGACTCTAATCCCCCGGCCACCGTAGACTGGAAACCTGGGAGAGCTTATTTTGTAGCATCGATTCCTCATGTCAATCCACGCCCGATAGGCCTTAGTCTTGGTCATTCCATGACTCTCAGCACTGCGAACAGCCCCTAAAGAGTCTTCCAAAATACGCCCGTTCTTCGTCTTCTGATTCAAACCATTCTCCCTTTGAAACTTTAATTTCTATCGCTCTTTGTCTAAGGTTATTGGCATGGCATTTTTCATGACACGACCTGCATGTTGAGATATAATTTTCCGTGGTCTCGTAGCTTCCTCCCGCCTTCGCCACAATGTGATGGACCTCGCAGGCTTTACTTCCACAACGCCACTCACAGACTGGATTCGCCCTGAGATATGCGTCACGAATGTTAGTGGATTTCGCTCTCGTTCCATTAGGTTTCTTTCTGTTAAATGGCTTGCGTTTCAATGGTGTCTTACGCTTCAGTCGTGACCTTTTCATTCTTCGTGCGCCTCTTGCTTGTGTGTGTCCCACTCGCCAAGGACTTCAAATTTGTATTGCCCCCCAACTCGCTTAACGTGCGCCCTGGCATGGAACGCAGGCCACTCATCCCAGCCCAGCTTGCATATATCTTCTGGGATATCCATGTGACATTCAGGCAGATCCGATTCGTTCAGCATGTCGCCAAGTGTCGCGACCATGTTCCGTAGATTGGCCTCGAACGAACGAACCATGACTGCCATGAAACTCTTAACACTCATTCGTTCGCAGACCTGTTCCATGCTCCAACTCGGTTTCAGGCCCGGCTCTGTTGGTTTGGGGGCAGGTGGACGGCGAACGTGCATCAGAACTGTGATATCAGGATTCTGTTGACAGATTTCCTTTAGGTCGTCGTTGCTGAGATCGTGACGTTCCTTGAGTTGCTTGGGGGTAATTTCATTTCCATACCCATTACGAAGATCGTTGATAGCGGTTTCAATACTCATTTCAATGCCTCCCTCGGAACGTCTTTGACATAACGAAACAAGTCACGTTCTTTCTTGGGGTAATACTCCCATTCGCTTGACGGGTGCATCCCATAATGCTCGTAGGCAAACAAGCCACGAGCCTGAGCGAACGTGCGGCCAGAGTTCTTACACCGCATCACGGTTGCAACCCAGTCCTTCACTAAGTCTGGTTTGTCAGGAGCCTGTCTACGCTTATTGAATATGTCGCCGGTCTTCTCAGTCAACCGACCATCACGCTGAATCACAGGTCGCACTGAGCGGGTTGCCTGATAGCCACACGCATGACAACTAATCCCCCCGCTACGGATTGTCGTACACTTCGGGCAGCAGATTGGTTCTGGGGTGTTATTTTCGGGGTCACTCTTAGCGTTGATAAATTGTTCCGCACGCTCACGAGTCATTAGCGTTGGACTCTCACGCCAGTAGTTTTCCCAGTCTCTATTTTGGTTCGGTGAACCATGACGCCACCAAGAACCGCCGTGGTCCTGCACGATGACATGATCAAGGCTTGGGTGATTCCGAAGCACTCGCCCGACCGTTTGAATGTAGGACAGAATTGAACCAATCGGCGTGGCAAGAATAAGGTGATATAGTTCAGGGATATCAACCGCCTCACGATAGACGAACCGATTGCAGATAACCTTAATCTCTCCAGTCCGTAAAGCATCGTTGACCATCTCTCTGTTCTTTCGGTTGGCCTTCATTCGCTCGCCGCGATACCAGATTTCTTTACCGTCTACACTTGCCGCTGGAATGCCCGCCGACTCGAATGCTTTTGCAAAGAACACCGCCTCAGCAGTTCCAGGAGCCATTAAGAGTGCGGGCTTCTGTTCTGGATTCAAGTTTTGATAATGCTCAACGACATTTCCATAGATGGCCTGTGACCATATCCTTTTAATCTGCCCAGCCGTGAAGTCTTCTCCCGTCACTACCTTCTCAACTGACGAAGTATCAATCTCGGATGGTGCATAAACCAGGCATGGCAAGTGCGCCCCTGTCTCCCGCAATTCCGAGTTCGTACCCGCAACAATCAATTCGTCGTACAGGTGCGAGATTCCTAGTGGTGTGGCGGTAAACCCAATTCTTACAGCACCACTGTCTTGATAATGCTCAAACACCTTGCAAGCGACCCCCGCTTTCTGTAAGTGTGCTTCGTCCACTTCAACCAGATCGGCATAAGGCAGAGACCACTGCCCAGACTCCCAGCGACTCCCCTCAGTTTGCATGGACGTGATTTGCACCTTAGCCTGCGTGTTCTTCCATTCCGCATACCCAGCCGCACGAACACCCGCAGGAATACCAGCAGACTCGAACCCTTTATATAACTGCTCAGTCAGCATTCGACGAACAGAGAACACCGCCACACCATGCGCGGTCTCGTTGGTGAGTTCGTGAATCATGCGAGATTTACCACCGCCAGTCGGAGAGGCTACAAGAATGTTCTTGACGCCACGCTCAATCAGGTTTCTCGCTTGATCTATCCCACGCTGTTGGTGCGGCCACAGGGATTGAGCTATCATGCCTGTTGGTTCTGTACTCATATCGCCTCCGTTCTGTTGTGTTCAGTTTAATCAGGAGGATACCTCATCGAACAATGTTGGCTGCTCCTGTATCTTCTGCTCCCGAAGTTCGACCGCCATCTCAAGGTTCTTGACCGCCTGTTTGTAGTAGCTCGACTTGAGTTCGATACCGATAGCCTTACGGCCCATCACGACCGGCTGATAGACTTCGGAACCAACACCCATGAATGGAGTCAGAACCGTCTCGCCAATGTTTGACCACATCTGCACAGCCCGTTCAATCACATCAAGTTGCAACGGGTGCATGTGCTTATCGTCATCATCGTCGCCATCGGCACGAGCATAGCTCATGTGGCCTGCGTTGCTGCCAAGCGTCTCGTCGATCCTGATGTCCATCCAAACTGATGAAGCGTAGTTTCTCCATATCCACTGAGAGTACGCATTCAGTTTTTGGTCGCCTTCCATGCCTCGGTACTGATGAAGCTCTTTCGGGATTTGCCGCTCACCAGCGTAGTGTAGCAGTCCAGTTTCGTGAATGACGGGAACTTGATTCTCCCCCTTTCGGCGAAACATTAGCAGATAATCAGCGTTTGCGATTGACGTTTTCGTGGAGTCCTCGCACAACGTCTTGTGGTGCAGAGACTTCATCATAGTCCGGTTGCGGACCATCAACGGTTCTTTCCAAATGACACGACGACCACCATAAACCCAGCCCCGGTTTTCATGCTCTGTGATAATCCGACCAGGAAGATCAAACATAGCATCACAACCACTGTTGCTGAGAGGGATGTCCATACAATGAACCGCTGAAATCCTTCCCGGCTTGGTCAGTCTCGCCACCTCAGAAATACAGTATCCGTAATGATCGAAGAACTCGTCATGGTCGATTGAGTTCGAGATATCACGAGGATCGCTACTGTACTGATAAAGCCCCGCGAATGGTGGACTGTAAACTGAGAAGTCAATTGACGAGTCGGGAAGGGACTCCATGACCTCGACACAATCGCCGTTGTAAATCGCATAGTCCTCTGTAATTACTTGTTCGCTCACAGCCATGATGGGATGCTTTCTTTATTGGTGTAATTATTAGTTAAATCGATAGACTGAGAATCATTCATCTCGCGGATCATCATTTCAAACATCAAATCAGCACGCCTTGCCTTTTCGGTCATGTTCTTGAGTGTTCTCTCTTCCCCCTCTGTTGAGATCACATCTAATCGAACCGGTCTCTCTTGACCGAATCTCCAGCAACGCCGAACGCTCTGATAGTATTGCTCGTAGGAGTGTGACGGGAATGTGACAACGTGATTGCAGTGCTGCCAGTTGAGTCCCCATGCTCCGATCTTCGGTTTGATAATCAGGTTTGAAATCTGACCGGATTGGAACGCTTCGTAAATTTCAATCTTCTTTTCGTCCGGCGTCCTGCCAGATATCTGAACTGAATCAAGAACAACTTCCTCAAGGTGATCGCCTTCCGGGTTGTAGTGACACCAAATCACTGACGGGTCGCTATGATCAACAAGTGACGCAACTTTTTCACATCGCTCGTCAAGAGTCCTCATCCTCTCTTCTCTCTCCTCCCGAAGCCCGAAGGCTGGCTTGGCAAACAAGCAACCGGCTGGAGCTTTCTCAGATTCGACCAAATGATAATTCTCGATAAGTTCTGGGAGAATATAACCCTCATCGCTGAACCCCAGATCAGAAGGCTTACGGCAAGCCTTTGCCCAGGATGTCACCCAACGCCAGAACTGACCAATCGCGTGATGTTTCAATCGGTATTGACCAATTGACTGACTGACCCGGTATGACAGCTTCTTATAATAGTTCGGATTGCGGGCAACTTCGTCATCAGCTTCGGCCTGTAATCGTCTCTCTTTTTTCTGCCCCTTATCGTCCAGCATTCTGAAAAAACGTCTCAGCATCTCAGTATGCGTGATGCCTCCCAACGCTTCGGATGATGTCCCTAATTCGATGTAATCATTCGGAGCCGCTGTCGCTGTGCAAAGCAGCCGATAAGGAATCTTGAGCATGAACCGACTGATCTGCTTTTGCGTCTTTCCCGAATATGATTTCAGGATAGACGATTCATCACAGACAACGCCTGAGAAATCAGCCGGGTCGAAATGGTGAAGCATCTCATAGTTAGTGATGACGATACCACCTGAGTGCTTTCCATCTCGACTGACATGCGTTTCAATCCCAAACTTATCAGCCTCCCTCCCCGTCTGCTGAGAGACGGCAAGAGGCGTAAGGAGGAGTACTGGCTTGTTTGTTTTCTGGACGACATTCTGTGCCCAAACCAATTGCATCGGCGTTTTTCCCATGCCGCAATCCGCGAAGATCGCAGAACGGCCCATCTGGACTGACCACTCAACGAGAGTCTTCTGGAAGTCAAACAGGAAGTCAGGCATCCAAACCGGATCAAACCCGCCCACGTTCGTAAGCTGAGTTTTTGACTCAATAAAACTTTGATAATCATTCATGACAAATCCCCCACAAGTTCCCCATGCTTGCCAGCAGCATCACCGAGCGAATCGCGTATCTCTTCCACTTGCGGGTCATCCTTCATTTTGTGATGACCGTAGTAGCGGTCCAGGAACCGCATCGCCTGACCAATGTAGGTGTGGAACTCCTTCGGATCCGGCCCTGTCAAATCTCGCTTCGGCTCCTTCGCGGGAGGTTCGTACACACCGCTCAGAGCGTTCTTGCGTTGACTCACAGCCTCCTTAACATGTTTGGTGGTAGGCTTTTCCTTGCCTTCGGACTTGGCAGCGTTGGTCGCTTGCTCGTAGGCTTCTGGTTGTTCTTCGTCAGGCAGGGAAGCTAGTGCGTGTGCCTGGCTGACAGTCGGTAAATGTAAACTCGAATTTACATTCTGAATATTAGAGACGACCTCTACATGCCCGATTTGTGTATATGCCCATTGCCGAGTCTTCTCAAACTCCAGTGCAACATACTTTTCAAACGTGTCATACTCATGGCGATACAGCTTGTTATCACGAACGTATTTCAAGTCTTCAGCAACAGAAGTGATACCCTGTTTAATTGACTCCGTGCGAGTCTTGTATTCTCTTTGCTCTTTTGGTGTTAATACGATTTCTGTGGTACTCATTTTGTCTCCGTTCTGTTAACAATTCTGATTCCCTTGACGTTCTTGCCCATCATCTTGCAGTCAACGACTGTCAGTTCGATTTTCTTTTCCTTCCAGTCGTTGACGTTGACCCCGAACATGTCCACCATCGTTCTTCGGTTTGTGGAGTTCAGAACGAGCTGCTTATCCTTACCGGTGAATTTCATGGCGTAAACATCCTCTTTACGCCCACCGTCAAACTCTGCCCCCTTGTGGAGAAAGCAGCCATCGACAGTGACGGTCACAGGACAGACGCCCATAATGTCCTCAGACGCCAACCAAGGCGTAGGCTTCTTCATCTCGGCTGAACGGCCCTCAAATTCCTTACTCTGCATATTCTTCCACTCCTTCCAGAGACACTTCTGTGCCGTATCGATACTGCCACCACGTTTCGTTCTGTAATTCAACGTGAGTCGGTGGGACAAACGATTCCAATCTCATCATGTTCTGATAGCATTTTTCGAGAACAGGCCATGTGTCTTCTAGCATCCAATCAGGAGCTACCACCCACCTTGCGCGGAACGGTGATTTAGATTCGACAAACAGCCAGCGATATTCCCTCACCTCTAGTCCGGCTTGTCGGGCAACATTGACGTATCCACATGCTGATTCCGCATAACCGTACTTGTCGATATGACCCAGAAATCGCCCACCATCTGGCCATTGACCGATTGATTTCAGGTCGATAATCGTTTCATCGCGGTAGGCGTCGAGTTTGGCTTTCAATCCCATTCCGCTGTACTCACCAGACACGGCAACTTCTGTGAGCCATGAGTTGTCAAGGTTGGGGGTACTGCCGTACTCTTGCATGAACATGGCAATCGCTTTGGTAATGAAGGACGTAAGGCGTTCATACTCAGCCTTATTCACCAGGCGAATACCTTCTTCCGCTGCCTTTGCCTTGGCCGCTTTGCCTTCCTTGGTCCGCCCATCGTGTTCCTGTAACCCAAAGTCACTTTCGCCCAGCAGAACCGCATTGTGAACCGAAGTGCCGAATTCAAGAGCAGGCGAACCGAACTCAGGTGGTGGCGACTTGCCATACCGCTCCTCATACAGAAGCTCCATTCCGTCTTCTGTTTTTGCCTTCTTGATGTCGGTCATGCGTTCCAGCGGCATCCAGAACTCACCGTTGTTGTATTCGCCATCACTGCATCTGTTGATTAACATCTCGTCCCGCTTTCTATGCTTTTGAGTATTGACCGTTCTCGCAGTAAATCGCCCCTTCACAATCCATCGGGTGCTGCAACGGAAGTCCATATCTGTAACGAGCCGCGATAATCACAACCTTGCGATACTCACCCGGTCTCGCACTCGTCGGACGTTCGGCAAGTTCAATCGGAACCTTCCGTGCATCCAAATCGAGTTGCGTATCAATCTCGCACGCCCGTACTCTGTGTTTCGCTTTGGTTTTATCGTTCGCCCATCTGATTGCCGCCTTCGTCATCGCGTTTCCTTTCCTTCCAGATATCAACCGCTCTTGGTAAATGGTCTCGTGGATAACCGTCTGCCTTTGGCTGCTCGTACCCATCCCCGCAATCACAGTTGCGAGCCGATAAGCCACAACACTTACACTCGTGCGGGAGTCTCATTGTGCCACGGTCACCTTCTGAACAAAGCATGCATCGGGTGCGGTGATGATGTATAGTTGCCCGTCCAAGTCGGCAGCAAGTGGATACTCTTCAGAATCGTAGTACCTTTTCAACTCTTGTTCAGCCGCGTCTCGTCGCTTCTCGATAGCATCGAATTCGAGTGATACGGTGATGTATTCTTGTGCGATTGTGAGACCGCTTCGTTCTACAATCTCAAACCGATCCTTGAGCCAGTGGAGGTCGGTGTCTTCGACCTTCACGAACTCCCCGCCATCAAGAATAGACACAACCGTATGAACACTCCCGTCTGTAAGCCCCCCCCACGCTTCAGGAGAACCTTTCCCCTTTTTCACTTTCACTTTGTCCCCTACTTTAACCATCGCTATTCCCTTTGTGTAAAACACCCTCCCGCTGATTGTGATAGCCACCAATCACAACAGCATCACGCCCGACGACAAGCCGGACCAGCGAGAGGGATGTGCCTATTTGTTTTGTTCTTTAATCGCCTCTGCTACTGACTCCCGCAGAATCACAACTTCCTTTGGTGCGACGAACGACAACCGAACCGCACTTCCTCGAATCTCATACACTTCCAGCACGATGTTGTCTCCAATCAAAATTCGCTCGCCA